TTTTATCGGTAACCAAAACTTTACGTTGTACATTGTCGGTCAGGTCTTTGATTTTTTTAACACAATCAGCAAAGTCGTTTGAGTTGTAAACAAAAGGACAGATTTTGTCATCCTTCATAAGAGCAAGAACCAAATCATTGATGGTATGTGCTGAAGAAGGTGCAACATTCCAGTTGATATCCATTTCCAAGTATTTCAGAAGGTCATTTACGTGAAGAGCAACACACTCATTACGGTCACCAACGAAGATGGTTGAAGGTGGAATCATTCCCTTGTCGTAGAATCGTTTTACGTAGAAAACCGATTGAGCAAGAACCTTAACCAAATCAGATTTGTTTGACAGATTAACGTCATCCTTGAATTCCATCAGAACTCGCACCTTGTGGAGTTTAGATTCACCGAAACCGTCACATCCGAAAGGTGAAGTTACTTGGAAGTCTTTACCAAAGATTTTGTGGAATGCCTGACGGTAAGTGTTTTCAACGTCTTTCTCGTTCAAGGCAATGGTGAGGGTTTCTGACATCATCTCTATAAATATCTTTGGTTAACATTGCTAAGATACGAATATTTATTGGAACACACAAGTTCAAATGGTTATTTATCTAATAACAAATCAAATTAACGGAAAAAAATACGTTGGTCAACATTGTGGAAAAAAAGATTCAAGGTGGAAACAACACTTGAACTCCGCAATAAAAATCCAAGACCCGAAGCCACTCTACGCCGCAATGAGGAAATATGGTGCGGAAAATTTTAGTTACAAAGTATTAGAAGATTTACCCTACAACACCTCACAATCGTTTTTGGACGAAAGAGAAAAGTTTTTCATTAATGAATACAACACTTACATAAAATATGGGAAAGGTTATAATCTTACCCTTGGTGGAGGTGGTAATATGGCAACTTATTGTTCAACTGAAAGAAGTGAACAACAGTCTGAGACCATGGAAAAAACCGATTATGCAAAATATAATCCCGAGACCGGTGAGTTGATACATGTTTATGACAAGTTAACTCAAGCAGCCAGAGAAAATAATATTAGAAACTCATCATATATTAGATACTCCAACACCTATGAAGATATTGATAACAAAGTGGGTTCAGTTTTCAAACAGATTGGGAACTTCATATGGGTTTCAGGACCTGAGGGTTACGATTTCCCTGAAAACATTAAAATTAGAAAGATTGTAAAACAGTCAACAAAAAATAGAGAATATAAAACTGAAATCGCTCAGTACGCTCTGTCAGGATTATTAGTTCATGTTTGGGATGAACCACCAGCAGAGGTCGCCATGAAACTATCAATCCCTTATCCTTCTTTACTTAAAGCTCTAAAGGGAGAACAGAGAGTGGTGAGTGGGTATTTTTGGAGGAGATTCCCAAAAGGTCAATCTCCGGATGAGATTGAAGACCGACTCCAAACTCACGTAATAAAATTATCAAAACGTCAACTTACAAATTTCCCAATTTTCAAATATGTTTCAGGGAGACAAGTAATGAAATACCAATCAGTTATGGATGCCATCATTGATAATAATTTAGCACCAACTCAAATTCTCAATTCGTTGGAATTAGGAAAACCTGATGAACAGGGTAGTGATTGGAAGTGGGTTACAAGACCAACACATATTAGACACTCTGAGGCTGGGTAAGACGTTGGAAGTACTTTTGAAGTTGTGCGGTAGTCATCAAATTGAATACGTACATATCATTCTTGGTCATCTTTGAAGAGAGGATTTGGAGGATTTCTTTACGTGTCATTGTTTTTTTGATTTCTTATACAAATGTACGGCAAAGTTTTGGAATAAAAAAACCCCCACCGAAAAAATCCGATGAGGGTCTGGCTATGCTCTGAGACTACGAGCTTAGGTGGTCAGTCTTTGGTGGGATTATCCTTTCCCCACTCGGTCCACAACAGTTGCCTATCGTAACCAACCAGTGTCGGTAATTTGAGTCTACCACTCTTTTCGTTGACACCAACTCAACTGTTAGTTATATCTCTTGAACCTTCGGGGCTCACTAAGGGATTGCAGTCCCACGAGTACTTTCACAATCAACACCAAAGGACTTGCGGTCCGATTGATGCCTTCATTGGTCCGATGACCTGAAGGATTAGACACCTTTCAGTATCAACGCCCGAAGACTTTCGCTTGTATCTGAGAATATCATTCACATTGATATGTAGCTATTTGTAGAATAATGAAAGATGTGCTTCGGGAGAAGGTCCATTCCTTTTGGGAACGAAATGCTTCACACCTCTCTGTCAACCCGCCAGTTGACGGTCAATCAGGACTACGGTAGGTTTGACCCCGTGGTAACCCCTCAGACTGGTACTCAGCTTTACAACACCCGGCGGGATGTCTCAAACCGTCACCTGTACCTTTTCCTATTGATGTCTCCATCTCAACCCCGATTCTCTACAAAATCGGAGTGGTGTCCTCCCCTCAGCACTTGCCGTCAGGGTCTTCACCGTAGGTACTTTGTTTAGTTGTCAGGTCAATGACCTGCGGAACTACTTGGGTCGCTAAACCCTTTTGTCCCCTTTAGTCCCGTTGCCGGGGTTATCTAAGGACGCTAAACCGCCCATTCGGTACCAATTCACTTTAGGGGGGTAAATTGGCTTTATAAAGAACGTTCGGGGTGTTACCCCCGTTTTGTTATACAAAGATACAACAAATTTTCAATCTGTCAAATCTTTTCCTAAAGTTTTTTTGGTTTTAATAAATATCCCCAAAACGACCAAAGTGATATAACTATAATCACTTTTTTGTTTTCGTCAAGCGAGTGGTGAATATTTTAAGAACTTGTCTCCTGACTTCGCCAATGCAAATACTTTACAATCAGGTGCTTCCCAATCAAATATTTTGGGATTTGATTTCATTTTGGATGATACTTGAACTGGATGAGCTCCCTTATCATCGACGGCAACCATATCAATACCGAAGTAATCGATGAAACCGAAGTCATCTGAGAAGGGATAAACTTCATAACCTATGGATTTTAGAGCATTGTAACCAGCATCTTCAACGGCGTAACCGACATTTCTCGAATAATTAAACGCATCCAAGATTTGTTGTTGAGTGTCGGGATTGTTAATTAAGTTTGATATCAACGTGTCCAACCTACTCATAGTTGAAGGGTCATTCAATAATTCAGTAACCTCTTCGATGATTTGACGATTGTCAAAGGTATCTATCTTATAGAACTTAAAATCTTTTTTCTTGTTCTCCTCAAGGGCTAACAAGGTGATGATATAGGATTGGTTTGTCGAGTGTGTGTTGATTCTATTGAACAATGAATATTTCTGTTCATCATCAACCAACATGGTCAATCCTTTGGTTCCCAATTTTTTCATATCCTGTTCCACCGCTGTGACAATTGCAGAACATGAATTGTGTTTTTTCAGGATTTTGGTAAGCAAAACCATATCAGAAATTCTATCCTCAAATTGTTTGTTACCTGGTTGTAATACTATCTTGTCCCCCATCGAGATGTAATCTCCATCCCTTAAATCTTTGAACATATCAAAAGATTTTTTCTTAAGGAGTTCAGCTCCTTTACCACCAGTGCCTGTGGATAATATATTTTGCAAACCTTTACAGAACTTATTACCTTCACCCAATGAATCACATGGGTTTGGTTTTTTTTCAATCTCGTTAATAAGAGCCTCCCGTAATAGGTTTACTAATTTCATAATCAATAAATACCCTGAAGTTGTTTATTCATCCTCCAAAGCATCGGAAAAGTTTTGATTGTTTGGTTTGGACACGGGAGAATCATCTTCGACATCGTCCCAGTAAATGAATCGATAAGAGTTGTCTGACATATGTTATGAATTGAGGAACGAAGTTACAAAATTTTTGAATGGGTTGTTCATCGGTGTTGGTAAATTTTCCAAATTGAAGTACCCACACTCGGTGTGTTCGTCACCATCTTTGGCTTTGGACAAGTTTGGAATGATTGGTTCATCCACTTCAGTTGCGAAGACATACATCATACCAGTTTGTTTTTCTCCAGTCCTATCGAATCTTTTCAGGACCCCTTGGAAGAATAAAGGGGTTTTGATTCGCTTGTGGGTCTCTTCGTAGAATTCTCTGTAAGCCGCGTCAACAGGTTCTTCACCTTGCTCGAGTTTTCCTGCGGGTATACTCCATTCACCTCCCAAGGAATTCTTGGAATTTCTTTTACACAGAAGACATTTGTCACCGTGTTTAACAATTACTCCCGACGCTTTCTTCATATTATATATTTATCTATAAGTATGGTTTTATCAATAGGAAAAAATGATTTCAATCCACAGGTGATTTCTTCACCTGACAGACTTCGCACAGGTATGCAAGGAAAGACTTTTGATGGATTTGACTCCATGTTATTTATCATGCCAAAAGACGAAGAACAAAGTTTTTGGATGAAAGATTGTATTGTTCCATTAGATATTGTGTTCATCAGTCATGGTTATGTGGAGGATATTTCACCAAATTGTCCTGTTTGTAACGAGGTCCCGTGTCCAAGTTATAAAGGTAAAGGAGGTTTTGTATTGGAGTTACCAGCAGGGACTTGTCGTGAAAAGAAAATTAAAATTGGAGACCGGGTTGATTTTATGTGAAAAAGTTTATAACTTTGACACATGGAAAACAAATTAAAACTTTATTGGAACAAGATTTCGGAGGGACTCCGAAAGTTCTTCAGTCATGTATTTTGGGTTGTCTTGGTCCTTACTGGATTGGGTGTTGGGTTTGGTGTAGGTTTCTACTACAAACAAATTAAAACCGTGGAAATGCCCTCGAAAATGCATATTGTTGAAAGGGAATCTATCATTTTGGCGGTTGATGAAAACTCTCGTTTGATGGTAATTGAAAAGTCGACAGGTAATTACACCATCTATGAAAAGGAAATTGGTAAATCAATTTTCACACTTTACGCACGTAACATTTGGGGTCAACACAATAATTCGGCCCAATAATGAATGTGGATTTTCGGACAGGGTTTGTCCTCTGGCTTATTGTTATCTTTGGTGGATTGGGAATGGTGTTGTTGAGCATCAAGGAGATACAAAAAGACGTTGAAGAGGACTTCTTGGTGGAGTTGGGTTCTTATCCCAACTCCCCAACCTGTCTCCACATGTATAATATCATAGAAAAATATAGAAAGGAATATGAAGTACCTGCCTATATTGCCTACAATGTAGCTTATAAAGAAACTGGATATCGTGGTCCATTTCACTGGTCTTATAATCCTTATAGAACTTCATACGCAGGTGCAGAAGGACCTATGCAAATTATGCCATCAACTGCTCGTGGTTTGCTAAAACGAAAAATTTCCCGACAGGAACTAAGAACTGATTTAGAATTGAACGTTGAAACCTCGATGTATTATCTTCGTAGGTTAAAAAATAGATATGGTTCTTGGTCTTTGGCTTGTGGATTTTATAATACTGGTTACCCACAAGTAAACTCTTACGCAAGTTACTGCGTTTCAAACAAAAACTATAAAAATAAATGGATTAAGCCTTAGAAGCTTCAATCTTTTCTTGTAATTTAGTTACAAATTCTTTCTGTAACATTCTAACAAATTTGATATAGGGAGCATTCTCAGACTCTTGATTGTACCGATATGGGTCATCATTTGGTCTTGGTGCCCTTCCAAGATAATTCAAACCTGAAATATTCGTTATACACTTATGACCACCTGAGTTAGCCTGAATCAAATCCCAAGCCGAAACTCCAATCTTGTCCAACATTTCAAATTGTTTTTCAGTCAATTCTTTATAAGGAAGTGACATAACATATTGAATTTGTTTCATCAATAACTCCCCATTTTCAATATCTTCAAATTTATCACCGTAAAGAGCCTTAAAATCCTTGAATGTAAACCCAACGGACATCGGACCTATTGAACTCTCTGAAACGTATTTGATTGTTGATAAGGGTACTCTTTTGGATTTGAGTTGAAATTCCCACTTTGATAAAACTTCTTGAGCAATATCTCCCAAATTTACACCTTTCAATTCTCTTTCTTTTTTGAAGGGATTACATGATGCTTGTAACAAACCTAAAGGCCAAGCTATCACCAAAAAGTCAGCCTCAGGGTTGTTTTTGAATGGTGTATATCTATCGTATGAACCAGGTTTCATCATGTTACCACCACCATATTGTACAATAATATTATCCATTACGTTTACACTTGGTGAATCTTTCATTTGTTGGATATAAGATGATTGGTTCGAGGCTAAGTCTTCAGGTTTGGGTAATTTTCTTTGACCCATTTCTTTCTTGATTTGGTTCAAAATTGAATACAATGAAGGTTGAGAGTTCATCACCAAGTTTTCTAAAAACTTTGGTTTGTTTTTGAAAGCTAACAACAATTTATTGAGGACCATCCCCATTGCAAATTTGTTCTGTAGTAGACTCTTGTCCTTATCGATTCGGAATATATAATTCATCACTTGTTCGGGAGTGATATCATATTTAGCAAAGTCTGCAGAGTCTATCGTAGAAATCAATCTAAGGTCTGTCTCAGGAAAAATATCTTTCGGGGAAACAATTTGGGATATGGTTTCAACATTGGAACGGGAGGGTCGGAAAGATTTTGCACCTGTCTCCTCAGCACCGGCTTGTCTGTCATGGTGGTCTGTATGAATTACAAACATCGGTTTACCATGGGCAAAGTCTACTAAAACAGGCATCACATCCCCATTTGCATCAGGTTTCTTTACAGCAAATTCTTTGTCACCATATTGGATTATTTCGGAATCAACCACTTCAATTCCATTATTCTCTAAATAATTTTTCATGGCAACTGCCGTAGTTACCCCATCAAGGTCTTGGTGAAAATATATTTTAGCCTTAGGGTATCTCTCCGCTAAGGCTTTTATTTCTCTTAAACCAGACTCATTGATTATTTTTTTCATGTTAAGCACCAACAAAAAGTATCAACTTACCATTTCTTGACCCAACGATAATTTGTTGGTCCATATTTCCCTTTGGGTATACAATCAATTTTCCATCACCTGAAATACTAATGCTATCAGTTGGTTTGAATAATTTTCCTCTTAATTGATTGGAGTTTCCTGCAATAGCAACATCACCCTCTGTATTTGCAACAACAAAAATTTGGTTATCATTCTTAATTTTGTTAGCCAAATCATCATAAGCATCCAACATTTGAGTTTTGTCAGCCGACTTTAATGTTCCTTGTACATTTTTAATTTCCTCACTCAAATATTGTCTTTTTGTTGCCACAATATGTTGATTCAAAATTGAATTTTTTTCTTCTTCTGTAATTATAAATTTTTTCATTTTAACTAAGTGTTAGTAGGTATTTTAATCTGTTCATTTCGGCTAACATTTCATCACGAATGTTCAACAAATCACTGTCAATCTCAGGATTATAAAGTTGAGATAATGACAAAAGGAATGTTACGACAGAATTGACGTAGTCGTCCACACTGATAGAATTGAAATCGAATAAAGGAATGTTAAATTCACCTTGAAAATTTGGCCTTCCGTGTTTACCCATACAAACTTCAACGAAATTATCAATTAGTTCACTAAGATTGTCGTAAACTTTTCCGAAAGCTTGATGTTGCGAATAGGACTCAGTTTGCCAATGAAAAATTTTCATTTGGTTTTGAGCCATTAATAAATTAATTATAACTGTGTTTGTCATTTTGATTACAATGCTTTTCCTGTTAATGGACCGAATATCAAATTTGTGAAAAAGTCCCGTGTTGGGTCTGTTGATGTATCACTGGATGTTGATGAAGATTGAGTTTGTTGTGTTGGTTCATCAGATGAAACTCCACCAAATTCTGTATTCCAATTATCCCGAGCCTCTTGGGTTTGTGAATATTCATTCATCTTGCTGTTGAACTCTTCATTACCCATTTGTTTCGATAATTCTTCGGGTCCTACAAAATTTCCTAGTCCT